TTACTGGATTCCAACTAACTGCCGGTGACATCATTAACTTAGATCCTGCATTGACCTTGACTATCAAAGCAGAATCAAGACTGTTGACCATATTGCCAGAAACAAGACAATATAACATAGCCAGTGAAACAAGAACGCTAATTATTACAAAAGGATAACAAAATGTCTACACTAACAGGATATCAACAGGACACTGATGGAGTGTTCATTGAAAAAGATATAGAAGCCAAATTAACTTACTCAATGTCATGGGCAGAATGGCTAGCCGCTGGAGTTACCATAAGTTCAGTCACATACTCACATAACTCTAGAGCCAATGACGCTGACCCAATCATCATACACTCAAGCGGTGTAAGTGCAGGTAATTTGACCTATGCGGTCATAAGTGGTGGCACAGCCAATAGAGTCTATGTCATCACCGCTGCCATTACTTTGGACAATGGTCAAACAGATCGCAGAGCATTCAAAATCAAAGTCTTGGCTCGTTTGGCGCAGTAATTTGGTAAAATTTTAGCTTGTTCTTTAGATAGTTTAATGTTATTATTACTGAACATTAACTAACTGGAGAACAGCAATGGCAATTCAAACACTGGATACTGATCAGGTTCATTTGATTGAAAAAGGTAAAATTTTTCAACAGACACTGCGTAATCAAATTAATGAAGCACTGACAAACAATCCGTTCAATACAAATTATGTGATTTCTAGTTTGCCTGGACTTGGAAAAAGTTTTGAAACACATCAAGCTCTAAAGTCAATGACATCACCTCCTGTGATTTTTGAAGGGTCAGCCAGCATTTACGCATTTACCATTGACATTGCCACAGCAGTATATCTTAGTCAAGGCCGTCCATTGGTAGTGGTATTAGATGACTGTGATGTGCTGTTTGAAGATAAAAATCTTAACATTGCCAAAAAGATGTTTGATGACAGTCGCAGTTTAAAATATACCAAAAATTACAGAACACTAAAATCATTCTGCACTGACCTACAATTTGAAGCCCTAAGTAGTTTTGGCAGCGAAGACAAAGCAGGAGTTAGCATTCCATTAGATAATGTTACATTCATTATTCTAACCAATCGACATTTTCCTACCATTAATGAAGTAGAAGACACAGCCGCTGGCACATCTAAAAATCAAAGACTAACTGACCTATATTCTATACGCCGTAGGACAGAATATAAAGAAATTGAAATGTCCACTGAACATCTTTGGGGTTATGTGGCCAATGTGGTATTGAATGAAAAGATCTGTGAAAAATTCATGCCTAACATTGATGAAAAATATAAAATACAAATCTTAACTTGGTGTTATAGCAATTGGTCCAAAGTCACAGAACGTAATCTCAGTTTGGTTGAAAAAATGACCAAAGACATTGTTCGTTACCCTAAGAATTATTTGGACATTTGGAAACACAATTACCTATAAGGTTTATATGTCAAAGACTATACAAGAAATTCTAGATGAGCAAAGGCAGTTAAGCCCATTAAAAGATCTATCTTCTCATAGCATATCAGTTTCTATTTCTAATCAGAGTAGAAAAGGTCTACCTGCTAGTAAAGAACCTTGGAACAAAGGCAAAACGGGTCTGCAGGCTGCTTGGAACAAAGGTCAAAGTCCAGATGAAGACACAAGAAAAAAGATGTCTGAAAGCCAAAAGAAAAACAGTAAACGCAAACCTCATTCTGCAGAAACTCGAGCTCTAATGGCTGACAAAGCCTCAATGAGAAAAAAGTCACAGGAAGAAAGAGCTAAAATTTCAGCTAAGAAAAAGAAACCTGTTATGGCTGAAGGTATTAGATTTGACAGTAGAAAAGCCGCTGCTGATCATTTTGGCATAACTCCAGAAGGACTTGGTGTTAGGATGAAATATCATCCAGAACAGTATTACTACATCAAAGACTAAACTTAGCCCCAAATATAAGGGGCTTTTTTGTTTCCTGCTTAAATACAAGCATGGATGAAAACACAAATATTCCAGAGCAGCCTGATCTGCCCTCCGAACAGCCTGAACAGGATCTTACCAAATACCCCAAGTGGGAATACAAAGAACGCCGAGACCCTAAATGGGGAGAAGTCACTAAGCAGGGCCTCGTAGTAGGTCGTGGCAAGACACAGCGTGTGGTTCCCCCAGATGAAGTATGGAAATTGGCTGAAATTGGCATGACTGATCGTGAGATTGCAGAGTGGTTTATGATCAAGGAAGACACCTTGAGATACAACTTTGCGGATTATCTTACAAAAGGTCGTGCAGGTATGAAACGCCGTTTACGAGCCGTGCAACTAAGCACAGCACTCAGTGGCAATGCCACTCTTCTTATATGGTTAGGCAAGCAGTATTTGGGTCAGACTGATAGCCCACTAAACACTGACGCTAACCAACCTTTACCATGGACCGACGACGATGCCTCTGAGCCTAGCACAGCAGAAAATAGCGAAGAGTAATAAGAGATTTGTCTGTGTGTGTGCGGGCAGAAGATTCGGCAAGACACATCTGGCCATTAGAACACTGGCCAAGTGGGCGTCAGAACCTAATCGAGAAGTATGGTATCTGGCTCCGAGTTACCGTCAGGCCAAAATGATCGCCTGGAAGAAACTTAAGAAAAAACTTCTAAGCCTACGCTGGGTAGAAAAGATTAATGAAACTGAACTCAGCATCATATTAAAAAACGGCAGTCAGATCAGCCTTAAAGGTGCTGACAGTTATGATTCATTGCGTGGTGCTGGCCTAGATGGACTGGTCATTGATGAAGCAGCCATTATAGAACCTGAAGCGTGGTTTGAAGTCCTGCGTCCTATGCTTAGTGACAAGCAGGGTAAAGCTCTGTTTATTACTACACCAGCAGGCATGAACTGGTTTTATGAACTCTATCAGAATCATTTAGAAGATCCTAACAATTGGGAATCATTTCAATTTACAACTATAGATGGCGGCAATGTTCCTGAAAGTGAAATTGAACAAGCACGTAAAGACCTAGATGAACGCACCTATAGACAGGAATATCTCGCGACGTTTGAAACATTTTCAGGTCGTGTGTATTACAGCTTTGATCGCGCCAACAATGTTAAACCCTATATTGGTCCACAATCAGACATACTCTATGTAGGTATGGATCATAACATTGACCCAATGTCAGCAGTCATAGCAGTTAAACTAGGAGACACACTTCATGTCATCGACGAAATCCGTATGTTTTCTTCTAACACCGAAGAAACAGTTTTGGAAATTAAGAGCAGATATCCAGCGGCAAAGGTCTGGTGTTTCAGCGACCCTGCAGGGCACCAACGAAAAACGTCAGCTGGCGGCATTACTGACGTGCTCATCCTCCAGAACGCGGGGTTTGTCGTCAAAACCCCAAGACACCACGCCCCAGTCAGAGACAGAGTCAACTCAGTTAATGCTAGATTATGCACCACAATCGGCCAAAGATACCTCTATGTAGACCCCAAGTGTAAATATACCATAGAAGGTTTAGAAAGACACGTTTATAAGGAAGGAACAAGTCAACCTGAAAAAGGTGGCAATCCGGACTATTCACATATGAATGACGCCTTGGGTTATCTATGTCATGGACTATTCCCCATACGCAGAGAATATGAAGCGAACCCACTAGCACCAAAACGATTTACACATGGAATAACAGCCTAAGGACAATTAGAATGAATCAAACATTAATCGAACAATATCTACACGTGACCACCACAAATAGACAGTGGACACGCAATGAACAGCGATGGCGCTTTCTATTAGAATCATACATGGGAGGTGAGGAATATCAGCGTGGACTGCACCTTACCAAATACATCAATGAAACTGCTGGTGAATATCAGGCTAGACTGCAGGCCACACCCTTAGAGAATCACTGCAAGTCAGTGATCAGCAGTTATATCTCATTCTTGTTTCGCAATCCTCCTAGTAGAGAATACGGCACTATTGAATATGATCTACAGTTACAGGACTTTCTAGAAGATGCTGATCTTGATGGCAGATCATTTGACGCATTCATGAAAGAAGTATCTGTGTGGGCCTCAGTGTTTGGTCATGTGTGGGTGTTGATAGTCAAGCCCAATGTTGGTGCTGAAACCAAAGGTGACGAACTGCAACTGGGAGTAAGACCTTATGTGAACTTGATCACACCTTTGTTGGTCACTGATTGGCGTTGGAATAGACAGGCCAACGGACGCTACAATCTCAGTTATCTCAAATACATTGAAGATGCCAATGACACAGTTTCTACCATCAAAGAATGGTTCACAGATGAAATACACACTTGGATAGTAGATCATCAAAACAAGACCATCATGGAGCACATCATTGAACCCAATCCTCTAGGTGAAATTCCGGCTGTGTGTGCCTACAATCAAAAGAGTCCTGTGCGTGGCATTGGTATAAGTGACATATCTGACATTGCAGATGCACAGCGTTTTATCTACAACATGACCTCTGAGGTAGAACAAAGCATCCGTATCAATGGACATCCAGCATTGGTCAAGACCCAAGGCACAGAAGCTGCCGCAGGTGCTGGTGCTATCATACAGATGGAAGACAATCTAGATCCAGGACTTAGACCATTTATACTGAGTGTGAGCACAGACGTCAATCAGATATTCACTGCCATCAGTCATTATTCCAACATCATTGACAAGATAGCCAACACTGGATCAATACGTGCCACAGAAAGCCGACGCATGAGTGGAGTGGCACAGGAACAAGAGTTTCAATTACTCAATGCACGTCTAAGTGAAAAGGCTGACAGCCTAGAACTAGTAGAAGAACAGATATGGCAGTGGTTCTGCTACTATCAAGGTTATGCCTGGGACGGCAAAGTTGAATATCCTGATTCATTTGCCATACGTGACACGCACAATGAAATAGAAGCATTGGTCAAGGTCAAATCAGCTGCCACTGATCCAGCCATACTAAGAGTTATTGATGAACAATTGATGGAACTGCTAGACCAAGACTACACACGTTTGGCATTCATTGACCCTAACCCACAGCCAGGTAGACTGTATCCTGATGGTGAAGAGATCAATGTCAACTTGCCTGCTGCCTATCAACCTGCATCAAATGCAGATGTTCCAGAGGGACAGAACTGTGCCAACTGTGAATACTACAAGCCAGGTGAATTGTATTGCACCAAGTTTGATGCTCCGGTTCGTGCAGTCTATTGGTGTGCCAAGTGGGAGCCAGTAGAAGAATATGCGTCTTAAAAGCACAGAAATCAGGGACTACAGAATCCGGCAGTTAGGCATACAAGACTATGCCTGTGCTCTCTGTGGTGATGAAATAGAAGTTAGTGAAGCTGTATTGGACCATGATCATAAAACAGGTAGGATCCGTAGGGTTCTGCATAGAGGTTGCAATTCCATGCTGGGCAAGATTGAAAATAATATGCCACGCTCAAGGATTGACCTAAATAGACTAAAGTCATTCACAGAAAATTTAATCCAATACATCACTGAATCACACACAGAGATTCTACATCCAACACATAAGGAGCCTAGTATGGGACGAGGAAGAGGACGTGGTCGAAAGCCACCAAAGCGTTAATTGGTATGAATACTTCAAGAGCATTCGTAAACAATGCCCTTGGAGTTACGCCGCTTACATTCACGGTGAAATAGAAGTCTGTGAATACTCAGGACAGGTCATGCCTTTGGGTGATCTACAGGCTCGCGTGTATGTGGTTCATGCACCCAATGAGACAGTAGAAGCCCTGGCAGCGGCCTTTGATCATGGTGAGGATGAATGGCTGTTTAGTTACCCAGGATATGGTAAATTCGCCACTCCTGTGAGTGTGATCATACAGCAGAACAGGGCTAGACTCACAGAATTAAGATCCAAACTCAAGACTGATGAGGATCAAATTCAGTCAGAATAACTACAAATATGGTGTTTCAGGTGAAACGCAATAAATAAAAAACAATAACTCATACGAGGTGATGCAACAATGACAGACAATTCATTGGTTAACGACATGGTAACTGATACCGCTGGCGATACAGCAAATCAGGCACAGGCAGCAAAGACATTCACGCAAGAAGAAGTCAACGCTATATTGGCTAGAAACAAGGCTCAGATCGAGAAGAAGTTTGCCAGTAAGTATGAAGACTTAGGTGATCCTGATGAACTCCGCACTATTAAAACAGAGTGGGAAAAGAAACAACAGGAACAACAGATCAAGCGTGGCGAGTTCGAAGAAACACTTAGAACCTTGGCTGCTAAAAAAGACGCTGAGATCTCCAAGAGAGACAGCATCATTAAAGAATACAAGGTCAATACACCCTTGTTGAGTGCCGCAGCCAAGTATCGTGCAGTGGCGCCAGAACAGGTAAAAGCGTTATTGAATTCTAATGTAAGACTTAATGGTGACGGTGAAGTAGAAGTAGTTGGACAAGACGGTAGTGTTCGTTATAAAGACAACGGATCAGCCTATGAAGTAGAAGACCTAGTGCAGGAATTTCTTACGCAGAATCCTCATTTTGTCAATGCCAGTCCTGCCACTACCAACACTAAATCAAATATCTCTAACGGTGCTCCTAGCAAATTAGATATAACAAAACTGGATATGAAAAATCCAGAACATCGTAAGGTCTATGCGGAATACCGTAAGACCAACGGTTTAGCCTAACATCAAGGAGATATTATTATGGCTTCAACAACAGCAAGTAATTCGTTACAAGAACTGCTACCACAGATCGTAGCAGAAGCAATGTTCGTGGCATCAGAGCGTTCAATCATGCGTGGTTTGGTCAAGAACTATGCACTAGGCACTGGCAACGGCAAGACTGTTACAGTTCCTATCTATCCATTGCAAACAGCAGCCACATTGAGCGAAGGTGCTGAAATTGCAGATGGCACAGTGAACACCAGCTCTGCAGTATTGACAGTTACCACAGCGGCTATCCGCACA